GTCGCTACAGCGGCAGAGCAAGAGGCTGCTTACAAAGCCATGAAGGATGAAGAGTTTGCCACAAATGCACGATCACAGCGTGATAAACTATTGGCTGAGTCAGACTGGACGCAGGTAATTGACGCACCAGTTAACCAAGAAGCATGGGCAACGTACAGGCAGTCACTACGCAACGTGCCACAGCAAGATGGCTTCCCTACTACGATTGTTTGGCCTGTAAAACCGGAGTAAAACATGGCAACACTATCTGGAATAATTACGCCGACTAATGTGCTTACAGAAAGCAGCACGGCTACGCTGACGAATAAGACCATCAACTTAACCTCTAACACGCTTGTAGCTACATCTGCACAAATGGCGGCAGCAGTCACCGATGAAACGGGCACAGGTGCTTTGGTATTTGCCACAAGCCCAACACTGGTTACTCCGGTGCTAGGCACACCATCTTCAGGCACGTTGTCAGGCTGTACCGTAGACGGCACAGACGCAGTGGGCTTCAGGAACATACCGCAAAACTCTCAGTCTGCGGCGTACACACTGGTTCTGGCGGACGCTGGCAAGCACATATTTCACCCTGTTGGGGACAACAACGCACGGACATTCACGATCCCTGCAAACAGTTCAGTGGCTTTCCCTATCGGTACGGCTATTACGTTCATCAATATGGCGGTGGCTAACGTCACGATTGCAATAACGACTGACACATTAACTTTGTCATCGGCTGGTACAACAGGTTCACGAACCTTGGCTACAAACGGCTCTGCAACCTGCATCAAGATTACTTCTACCCAATGGCTGATCAGCGGGAGTGGCTTAACATGAGTGGTGTTGGTCAAGCGGTTTTTATGAATCAGAGGTCTTTTGGGCCTCCTCCTCCCGGCGCTATTGGCTCCGCTTACGGAGGTGGTTTTTACGTAGGGGATATTTCTACTACTGCTAACAGCGTAGCAACTCACTATCTTGTTGTCGGTTCAAAATCAGCGGCACAGGCGTCACGTGAGTGGAAAAACGCGCGCACATCAAGCCCCGGTGCAGGCAGTGACATCAACGGTCCTGCAAATACTGCTTTTATGGTCGCCGATGGCAACTCTACGGTCTATCCAGCAGCCCACTTTTGCAACGACTTAGTTATTGGCGGTTTTAGTGACTGGTACATGCCTGCAAAAAACGAGTTGGAAGTGTGTTATTTTAACGCGAAGCCATCAACAGCAAACAACAATACTAGCTCTGGTATAAACCCTAACGCCGTACCCGCTAGAGCAAGTAATTATACCAACGGCCCAAGAGTGCCGGATCAAACGTCAGCCGCTGTGTTTCTGGGTGGGGGTGTGGCGGAGTTTGATACTGCTACTTACTGGTCTAGTACTGAGTATTCTGACTACGACGCTTTCAGACAGTACTTCGATAACGGTAACCAGAGCAACGCCGCTAAAACCAATTACGTCCGTGTCCGCGCCGTCCGTCGTGTTGCCGTATAATTTAACAAGGAGACAACAATGCAATACATCTGCGTAACCGAAGTAGACGCAGTCACAAAAATACCTTGCACCGAAGAGCCGCAGCGTACAGGGCCATCCATGCCCAATGTTAAGGGTCTGGCGTACAGTTGGGACGAGCGATCAACATGGCCTGTCAGCACTGATTCAACGGGTACATACCTTCGTGCGCCTAAGTACTACTGCACCTGCGACGATGATGCTGACACGACCATAGCTGGCGTATTGGAGGTGTTGACCGAGGCTGCTTGGATGGCACTTAAAGCGGCAGAGCTTGAGGCACGTAGACCCTACCCATCATGGATCGGTTATCTGGACACCATGACATGGGCTGCCCCTGTAGCAAGACCTGCTGACGCTGTAATCAATGGTGGTAATGTGCGCTACCAGTGGGATGAGCCAACCGTTAACTGGGTTCCACAAGAGACTGCGGAGTGAAGGAGCTTTTTTTCATATCAGGTCTGCCTAGATCAGGCTCTACGCTTCTGTCGGCTATTTTGCGGCAGAACCCTGACTTCTATGCTGACATCTCCTCTCCGGTTCAGGGCTTGGTGGCATCAACCATCAACGTCATTACCGGCAGCGAGAGCAACCACCTGATTGATGAGCCGCGCAGGAAGCACATTTTACGAGCATTAGTGCAGTCCTATTATGACGCAGTTACGCCCAAGACTGTGTTTGACACAAGCCGAGGCTGGACGGCCAAAACCTCGCTGCTAAAAGAGCTTTACCCACAGACCAAGATTATCTGCTGTGTGCGCGACCTGCCGTGGATACTGGACAGCTTTGAGCGCATTGCTGCTAAGAACACGCTGTATAACGCTGCCCTGACCGATGATGAAGCACGACAGACAGTGACCACACGCTGCGATGCGCTGATGGATGTCAAGAAAGAGGGTCAGGTGGTTAAGCCGTACTACTTTCTTGAAGAGGGTATGCTGCTCAATCCGGACATGATTATGCTGATGGAGTATGAGTCGCTGTGTAAGAAGCCTGAGAGCGTCATGCGCGAGATTTATCAGTTTATCGGCAAGCCGTACTTTGACCACGACTTTGATAACGTGGAGTACGAGAACGAGGTGTTTGACAGGGCGCTGAACATGAAGAGCCTGCACACCGTAAGGCGCAAGGTAACGTGGGAAGAGCGACCCACCATACTACCAAGGTCAGTCTGGGAAAAGTACGCAGATAAAGAGTTTTGGCGCGTCCCAGCAGAGCCTGAGCCTGACTTTGCGGTAAAGACGGGTTACGCCTACGATGGGCTGGTGGTATGAAGATTCTGGTGATGGGCTTACCCGGCTCTGGCAAGACAACCTTTGCCCGGTTCCTCGCTGAATACTTTCGGTGTGTGCATTTTAACGCTGATGATATACGCGAGAACGTCAACAAGGACTTGGGGTTCAGCCTTGAGGATCGTATTGAACAGGCACGGCGCATGGGGCATCTGTGCAACATTGCTGGCCGCTGGGGTTCTGTTGTGGTTGCCGACCTTGTGTGTCCAACCGAAGAGACACGTGAGGCGTTTGGTGCTGACTTTGTCGTGTGGATGAACACCACCAAGCAGGGCAGGTTTGAGGACACCAACGCGATGTTTGTGCCGCCTGCACACTACGATTACCGAATTGATGACTTTGCGATGCAGATGACGTATCACGCCAAGGAGATTGCAAACCTGTGGACACAAAAAAACGCAGCATCATCAAAACAATAACGTGGCGCGTAACCGGCAGCACAGCGACTTTTTTGATATCCTATGCCGTCTCTGGAAGTTTTGCGGCAGCAGGAACGATAGCAACGATTCAACTGATTTCTAATACTATTTTGTACTACATGCACGAAAGAGCGTGGAATCGACTGAGGAGTGAATCGTGGACATAGACGAACTCGCGTTACGCAAGATCATCAGAGAAGAGATGAAGTCAGCTCTCAAAGAGGTTGGTCTGCATGACGAAGAGGCCGGTGACGATGTCCGTGATCTGCGTAGTCTGATTACTGACTGGCGCGGCATCAAGAAGACGGTGCTGAACACGCTGGCGAAAGCTGGCACGTTGTTCGTCCTTGGCCTGCTGATGCTGGGGGCATGGGGCAAATTTAATGGTGGCGGTAGCGAGTAATGCTTGACCCGGTTTCTGCTTTAGCTATAGCCACGTCTGCCTACAAGGTCATTAAACGTGGCATTGAGATGGGCCGTGAGCTTGAGGACATGGGCGGCCAGTTGGGCACGTGGTTCAAAGCCGTCAGCGATGTTAAGAACGCGGAGGAAGAGGCCAAAGACCCACCACTGTTTAAAAAGCTGATTGCCAAAGGTAGTGTTGAGCAAGAGGCGATGCAGGCACTTGTAGCCCGAAAGAAGATTGAGCAGCAAGAGAAAGAACTGCGTGAACTGATAGTCTACAAATGGGGCGTTGAGGAGTACACGGCAATGATGCGTGATCGCGCCAAGATTAAAGACACGCGGGAAAGAGCGACGCTCAACCAGCGCCGCAAGATGCGTAAGTTCATTGCAAACACACTGACTATTATAGTGATTCTTGGTTTGGTCGGTGCAATAGTGGCTTTTGGTATCGGCAT